AGCAAGAAATAAAGCCGGGATAGCCAAAGCGGATGTTGATTTTTGCCTTGGGCACGTGAACAATGATTTTAAAATGGCAGATATCTATATTGATATTGATTATTCCATTTGCGACAAGGCAAATAGGGCTGTTTTGGACCTTTTGAAGAAAAATGAATAAAAAAAGTCTGAAAAAGTTTGTTGTGAAATAAACTCTTTCTATATTTGCACCGAGCAATTGGTTACGAGCTGGATAAAATACTATATTTATCCGGCTTTTGCTGTTTATAACATATTGAAAACAGCATTTTTCACTTCTAACACATTCTTCTCTTTGCTATGTGCCATAAAACAAATGACACATGGAAATACTTGTTTCAAAAACAGCATTATTAGACAAACTGAAATCAGTAGGCAGAATCATTCAGCCAAAGAACACATTGCCGGCTTATGACAATTTTTTGTTTGTCATTGACGAATCAGGCTTTATTCAAGTAACGGCCGGTGAGGAAGGTGGCCGCATATCTACCAATGTGGATGGCAAGGCGGATTTCGTAAACCGTTCTTTTCTGGCAAGTGCCAAGACATTATTGGATGGTTTAAAAGAAATGTCCGAACAGCCTTTAACCATTTCTATTTATGAAAAGGAAATGGTAGTCAAGTACGCAAACGGAAAATTCACCATGCCTATTGAGGATGGCAAGCAATATCCGGAAATGAATATTGATGATAGTAGTCATTCGTTTCTGCTATCAGGTAATGACTTGCTGTATGGGGTTCGCCAAGTTCAGTTCTGCAGTGCAAATGACGAACTTCGTCCTACGATGAACGGAGTCTATTTTGACATAGATTTGGAAAAGACTTCTTATGTCGGTACAGATGGCAGTCGGTTGGCAATGGTTGAACTGCCGGCTTCATATACACGTAAGGAGCGCGCCGGATTTATTCTTCCGAGCAAGTTTGCAAAATTGCTTTCCAATCTGGTTCCGGAAGATTGCTTGGAATTGGAAGTAAAAGTGAATAGAACTAATGTTCTGTTTGATTTTGACTCTTATCGGCTTGTGTGCCGAATGATAGAAGGACGATATCCCAATTACCGTGCGGTCATTCCTCAAAATCAGTCCAAGCGAGTAGTTCTAAAAAGAAATGACTTATTGGCGGCTTTAAAGCGTGTTTCGGTATTCTGCAATATCTCTTCCTCTTTGGTTGTCCTAAAATTCGATAAGAGCTCCCTGCTTATAACTGCCCATGATTTCGATTTTTCCAAGTCTGCGGAAGAAACTGTGATTTTGCAGGATGGGTGTGAAGCCATTGAGATAGGATTTAAGAGCGGTTTCTTGATAGAACTTGTGAATAGTATTCCCTCAGAAGACATTTCTATATCCATGACGGACCCGTCAAGAGCGGCTGTTTTATCTCGCTGCGATGAAGAAGAACGCAGCCTTACTTACTTATTAATGCCGATGTCTATAAATAATTAATGCTATGGAAAAAACTAAGACACCCAAACAGATCATCCAATCGTATTTGGAAGAACGGGCGAAGAATGACCCTCTTTTCGCTAATGTATATGCGAAACCTAATAAGAATATAAACGAATGTTTTGATTATATTCTTAGTGAGGCAAAGAAACGCGGCAATGCCGTATGTATGTCTGACGATGAGGTTTTCGGTCTTGCAGTACATTACTATGATGAAGACGACATTAAAGTTAATAAGCAGACCAATTACAAAGCAGCCACTTCTCAGGCACCTAAAAGTGATGTAGGCGCTGCACCTCCAAAAGAAACCGGTTGTCCGGAAAAAATGAATAGCAGGCGTAAAGGAAAGAAAAACGAATCATCTTCTTTGCAATTCTCATTATTTGAAGGATTATGAAACCGAGAACGAAATTACAATTTAGGGTAGTTGGTTTGAGTAGCCAGCTACCCGATATAAAAAGTATGATGACTGAGTGGGCTAATAATGATTGTCTGAACCATATAGGATATGCTACCAAGTCCCGTGTCGTATGTATGGAGTGTGGAGAACGTTTTTCTACAGAACTTGTAAATCGCAAGCGTGCCGTTTGTCCTCATTGCGGTGCATCCTTAAAAATAGAATGGTCGAGGAAACGTACTAATCAGCAATTTATAAGTATAGGAAAGGCAGATATATGTGAAGAGTTCCAGGTTATCCGATGCTTTGAACTATATGCTTATTATCGTGAAGGCAGGGAGCCTCATTATTTTATTCGGGAAGTGCTTCAACATTGGATTAAAGACGATGGAAAACGGGAAGTGATGGCTCTTGCAAGAAATACAGGCTGTAGTGGTTGGTGTGGGAATCTTGAAATTCGTAACAAGACTGTGGGATCGTATTATTATATCGAAGATAATGATGTTTGCTGTGATAAATACCATCCGGATTCTGTATTCAAACCGCAATACACAAGGATGGGAATAGATTACAGACTTCATGGACTGTCATTTCTTGATGCAATTAATGCCATTCCTGTTAATCCTAAACTCGAAACGCTTCTTAAAGCAAAGCGGTATGATTTATTGAGCCATTGGTACAGTCTTCGTTATAAAGTGAGCAGCTATTGGCCTTCTATAAAAATCTGTCTTCGGAACAAGTATAAGATAAAGGATGCTTCGATGTGGTTTGATTATTTGGACTTGCTGACACGTTATCATAAAGACTTGCATAACGCTTACTATGTTTGCCCTACGAATCTGAAAAGAGCCCATGACTTATATGTGGCAAAGAAAAAGCGTGATGATGAAAAGGCACGCAAGGCACGTGATATGCAGCGTTTGCTTGAACTTAAGAAATATGCCGAAGACTACATTAAGGAGAAATCGAAATTCTTTGATTTGAAACTGTCGGATGGTAAGATTGTGGTGATACCGTTGAAAAGCCTTGAGGAATTTAAGAAAGAAGGAGAAATTATGCACCATTGTGTCTTCTCAAATGAATATTTCAAGAAGAAGGATTCTCTTATCCTTTCTGCCCGGATAGGCAAGAAGCATATTGAAACGGTTGAAGTTAATTTAAAGACATTCAGTATCGTCCAATCTCGTGGTGTCTGCAATAAAGACACAGAATACCATGATAGTATAGTAAGGTTGGTGAATAATAATATGAATTTGATACAGAAGTGCCTAAAGAAGGTTGCATAATTAGATAGTGTAATAATGCCAAGAATTAGAACTATAGTTCCGGAATTTTGGGAAGATGAAAGATTTTCGAATGTATCTCTTCCTGCTTGGCTGCTTTATATCGGCATGAAGAATTTTGCTGATGATAGCGGCGTCATTCTTGCGAATGAGGTTATCATTAAGTCGAAAGTTTTTCCTGCCCGCGAAGACATTCGTAAGCAGCAGGTTTCTGGGTGGCTGAAAGAGCTGATTGAGAACTCCGTCCTTGTACCTTTTACATACGAGAACAAAAGCTACTACGTGATGGACTTTTCCAGCGAACGCATCGACAAACCGCAAAAGTCAAAAATTCCAGAAGAAGTTATAGAAAAGGCTCTTCTTTCCGCCCAAACAGGAAATTCGGGAACATTCGAGAATATTCCCGAAGAATCGGGAACGGTAGAGAATATTCCTGCTGGAAAGGATAGGAAAGGAAAGGAGAGTAAAGGAGAGGATGGGAGTATTACGCGCACGCGCGAGGAACCCCCTCCCCCCGAGAGTGAGAATTTTAAAAAGTTCAAGGCTTGGATTGATGCAAACGCTCCTAATGTGGGTAAATTGAAGGAGCCGTTTACAGAAGCCCAGTTTGAACGGATAAAACAAGATTTCCCCATTGAGGTAATCGAGAATACTTTGCGCTCCATGCACAATTACCGTGAGCTGTTGAAGAAATACGTCAGCGCAAATTTGACATTCCGAAAATGGGCAAAAAAGGATATGGAAGATGGAAAATACAGAAAGACAAATGGTGGTGGTACGGCAGCCGGGGGAAACTCGAATGTTAGCGACGATTACAAAAGAAACATTCTTGAGAGAATTCTCGGTTCCGGCGGTACAGGTGGCATGCAGGGCGGTTAATTCTTACCCGGCTGTATTTAGTGCCAATACACCTGCGTTGATTGAGATAGAGCAAGCATACGGTTATGATTGCCTTCAAGCATACTTGGAGGGATGGCTTGTTAATCTGCGTGAGTTTGTGAATGTAGGCAAGAAGATGACGGATGCCCAAACTTTTGAAACTGCCATGATAATCTTACAGGATTATAAGTTTCTGACTATAGCAGATATAAATTTGCTCTTTAAGCGCGCCAAAAGCGGCTATTACGGCAATTTATATGACCGATTGGACGGGCAGATAATACTTGGGTGGTTTCGTAGGTATTTTTCCGAACGCTGTGGTGCAGCCGAGGAAGAATCTATAAATGAAGCTTCCAGATATAAATCAGACCCTTATGATAGGACCTGTGAACGGTTATCGGAACGTGAGCATGAATTTAAGAAATGGAGAATGAAACACTTTACAGATGGAAGAAGATAAAAGATACAGGCTGTTAGCATTTTGGATTATGGCTACTGTGATTGTTTGTACGGTGTTTTACTTTGGATTGTATTGGTATTTAAATTATCTAATAGCAAAATTATGAAAGCGATATTAAAAGCGACTGGAGAAACAGTGGAGGTTAATTCTTCAGGTACGATGAGTATTTCATGTGGAGCATACTGTACGAATGACGGTCGGACGCTACCGGCTACAGCACTCGAATTTGAAAAGGTTATAGACTGGGAACAACGCAGGTATGAAATAGCAAAAGCTGCTATGCAAGGGCGATTAAGTAATCAGTATGGAGATGTACTGGTTGGAGAGAGAGATTTTGAGGGGGTTGCTGTAAGTTCTGTGGAATTTGCCGATGCGCTGATTTCAGAATTGAAGAAAGATAAGGCATAAAAAAAGCGGCCGATACACCACTACCGACCGCCAGTAAGCTATAAAGCTTTCTTAGAACACACAAAGATAACAACTTTATAGCTTATGGCAAGTGCATTAGTAGAAAAATATATAGGACGGAGATATGAACGCTGGTTGGACTATGCGGTCTATCATTGTGGCTTGGCCGGTATTCCGGATGAGGCTAACGACGTGTTGAATGAGGTACTTTGTTCTTTGCTGCAAAAGGATGATGCTAAACTGCAGCAACTTCTTTCCGCAAAGAAAAACGGCTGTACGGAATTGGATTTCTTTGTGTTGAAGATGATAAAACTGAATGTAACTTCAGACACTTCACCTTATCGGAGCAAATATCGTCCAATGCCGGTGGATCAGAACGTGGACTATTCGCGGTTGGAAATTGAGGATGTGAAAGAAGAATCAGTCGATAAGAACGAACTTCTTCTTAGTCGTTTCCATCAGGTACGCGATGTATTGCAGGATTTGGACTTGAGTCCTTTGGCGCGAAGGGTCTTTGAATATCGTTTTTTTGAAGATGCAAATTTTTCGGACTGGCCGGGAAAGGAATCTTTAAAGCAGCTTTATGAAATCTATAACAAAGTACAGGAACTGATTCGAAAGAAAATTGCAGGGGAGTCTATATTTTAATCGAAAAACGAAATTGCTATGTCTAAAGTAAGTGAGATTAAGTTAGACCCCCGCAATTATCGTATTCATGGAGAAGAAAACAAACGTCTTATTCGTAAGAGCCTTACAGAGTGTGGGGCTGGACGTTCTATTCTTGTGGATAAAAACGATATTGTCATTGCCGGGAATGGTGTCTATGAACAAGCCCAGGAACTTGGGTTAAAAGTGCGTGTTATCGAGTCTGACGGTACGGAATTAATCGCTATTAAGAGAACCGACCTATCAACAAAAGATGAAAAGAGGAAGCTGTTGGCATTGGCTGACAATCGTGCTTCCGATTCCTCCCAATTCAATTTTGCCGCTATTGTAGAAGATTTCTGCTTGGAAGAACTCAATGATTGGAATATGGACCTACCATTTGATGAAATTCCTACCGATATTGAGGGTTTCTTTGAAGGTGCTGATAAGGCAGAGCATAAAAAGAAAGTATTGGTTTGTCCATATTGTAACAAAGAGATAGAGGTATGATTCTTTACCTTGCTGGATATAAGCCATGTGCTAGAAGATGGTGCATGGATACATCGGATATATATCTTCTTAGTTCCTTTTGGGAACACAAATCCGGCAGATATGGCAGCTATGTGCTCCAAGAAAAGCATATTCTTGATAGTGGCGCTTTTTCTGCCTTTTCTGGAAATAATAATGGATTTGACTGGGATAGCTATGTAAGAAAGTATGCTGATTTCATTCTCAAAAATAATATCCAAAAGTTTTTTGAACTTGATATTGATGTTGTTGTCGGGTTGCGTAAGGTTGAATATTACCGTCGTTACTTGGAAGATAAGACAGGGCGGAAACCTATTCCCGTGTGGCATGCTTCAAGAAAAAGGGATTATTTTCTACGTATGTGTGAAGAATATCCTTATGTGGCTATCGGTACGACTTCCGCAATGGAAGAAGGTAGAAGAATCAGACAGAATCCTATGATTCTGAAATGGTTTATAGACCAGGCTCATAGTGCCGGCATCCGTATTCATGGGCTTGGCTTTACAAGTTCCAAGTATCTTCCATACCTTAAGTTTGATAGTGTTGATAGTACGACATGGCTATCCGGTGCCCGATATGGACAGATATATAAGTTTGATAACGGTCAGATGCAATGCTACGATCCGCCAAAAGGGATGAGAGCCAGGCATCATGATTTGGTGAATAGACATAATTTTAATGAATGGATAAAATTTCAAAAGTATGCAGAAGAGTTCTTATGAGAAGAAAGTCCTCCTATATTCAGGGGGCATGGATAGCTGGCTTATAGACAAGATTTGGAAGCCTGATGTGAAATTATACGTGGATATGGGCACAAAGTATTCACAAGAGGAAATAAAGCGCCTTCCTGCTGATGTTGTAGTGGAGAAACTAGACCTTTCCAAGTGGGAACGGGAAGATAAGATAATTCCGTTGCGGAATATGTACCTTATCGGGATTGCCACTAATTATGGGAATGAAATTTGTTTAGGTGCTACGGCCGGGGACCGGGTGCTTGACAAATCTCCGGTATTTGCTGATATCTATGAGCAGTTATTGAACTATCTTTATCAGAAACAGCATTGGACGGGAGAAAGGAAAATCAAAATAAATCTGGATTTCAAGCGATACACAAAGGCTGAACTCGTTAGGGCTTTTGTTGCGCAAGGTGGCGATATGGATGAGGCCTTTTCTTCATCGTTCAGTTGTTATACTCCGGAGCATGGGAAAGAATGTTGGAGTTGTAAACCGTGTTTCCGCAAGTTTATAGCCTTTGCCCTGAATGGCTATCCTTTTACTGAAGATATTATAGATAGGAATGTATCTTACATCAGAAAAGAAATTCTTCCTTTGATAGAATCCGGAACTTATGGTCGGAAACAAGAAGAAGATGAAATAATGCAGGTATTGTCATTTTATAAATAGTTATTATGTACACAGTTAGAAAACGTATTGAAATATCAGCTTCACATAGTTTGAAGTTGTCTTATGAGAGCAAATGTGAGAATTTACATGGGCATAATTGGGTAATCGTGGTTTGGTGTCGGGCAAAACAGTTGAATGATGATGGTATGGTTGTAGATTTTACCCACATAAAACAAAAGATTCAGGAACAGTTGGACCACCGTAACTTAAATGAAGTGCTTTCATTTAATACGACAGCGGAGAATATGGCAAGATGGATTTGTGAACAAGTTCCGGCTTGTTTTAAAGTAATGGTGCAGGAATCGGAAAACAATATAGCATGGTATGAAAAAGGTAAATGAAATATTCTACAGCATACAGGGGGAAGGTTATCATACCGGAACCCCGGCTGTTTTTGTCCGTTTCTCCGGATGTAATTTGAAATGTCCTTTCTGTGATACGCAGCATGAAGACGGAATTTTGATGTCCGATGAGGAAATCTTGTCGGAAGTAGGGAAATATCCGGCAGTGATGGTCATACTGACGGGCGGAGAACCTTCGCTTTGGATTGATTGGGAGTTTGTAGACCGTCTGCATCGGATAGGTAAATATGTCTGTATAGAAACTAATGGGACGCGCTCCTTACCGAATAATATAGATTGGGTAACCTGCTCACCGAAAGAAGGAAGTAATGCTATTGTTGTTAATCCTCATGAAATAAAAGTAGTCTATACTGGGCAGGATTTATCAACCTATGAAGAAATGACAGCAGCCGTGTATTATTTACAGCCATGCTCTTGTCAAAATACAGAAGAAGTTATTGATTATATTAAAAAGCATCCCAAATGGAAACTAAGCTTGCAAACCCAAAAGATATTGAATGTGCGATAAGAAATATCCTTTCGTACATTGGTGAGAATCCTAATCGAGAAGGACTTGTTGGTACTCCGGATCGTATTTTAAGGATGTGGCAAGAGATATTTCGTGGATATGACCCTGAACAAAAGCCAAAGATTACTGTATTCCCGAATGGCAAGGATGGTTTATCTTGTGGTAGTGTTGTGTCTGATTCCGGTACATATTATTCTATGTGCGAGCATCACATGATGCCTTTCTTTGGTAAGTATTGGTTTGCATATATCCCTAATCCTAAAGGAAAGATTCTTGGCATTTCCAAAGTGGGCCGTGTGGTAGATTACTGCGCTGCCCGCTTACAGATACAAGAAAGATTGGCGCAAGATATTGTTGATATGATAAGGAATGCACTTGGTGATGAATATCCACCTTTAGCTATAGGTGTAGTATTGGAGGGAGAACACTTGTGTAAAACCATGCGTGGGGTAAAAAAACAGGGAAAAATGCGTTCTTCTTTCTATTTTGATAATGGAGGCTTACCCGAATTAAAGGATGAGTTGTCTCAATTTGTCAGTTTTGGTTAGTTATTGGTTATGACAGAAAAGAAGAATTCAGCAGAAAAAAAGAAAAGAGGACGTAAATCGGATTACAAAGAAGAGTATTCCGACCAAGTTCTTAAACTCTGTCTGCTTGGTGCGACAGATAAAGAAATTGCTGAATTCTTCTCTGTTTCAGAACAGACAATCAATAGTTGGAAAAAGAAATATCCTGAATTTCTTGAGTCCTTAAAAAAAGGAAAGAATTTGGCTGATGCCAATGTAGCTTCTCGCTTGTATAATCGTGCTATTGGTTACTCATGTAAAGCAACTAAATTCGCTACATCTGACGGGCGTATAACTGACCAAAAGGAGTATATAGAACATTATCCACCGGACACAACGGCTGCAATATTTTGGTTGAAGAACCGACAGCCGGAAAAATGGCGCGACCGTAAAGAAGTTGATACCAATGTGAATTTAGGTGATGAACTTGAAAGTATGACCGATGAACAGTTAATAGCTATAATACGTGGCGAACAAGAGTAAAAGCAACCGGGAAATTCTTATAAAGCGTGCGAAGGCAGTAACAATTCTTCGCAAGCGGGAAGCTCAGAAAGATTTCTGGGCTTTCTGTTTATACTATGACCCGAAGTTTTTTGCAAAGCGTTTATTCTTGAAGAAAGTTGCAGAAGCTTTTATGCGTGTATATGAGTCATACTCTGCCGGCATAATCTATCGCCTTGCAGTAAGTATGCCGCCACGTGCAGGAAAGTCTTATATTTCATCTTTGTTTATCGCATGGATGCTTGGGCATTTTCCGGAAGAATCAGTTATGCGTAACTGTTGTTCTGATACATTGTATAATAAACTTTCCTATGATGCCCGTGATATTGTGAAGTCCAAACGTTTTCATGAAATATTTCCGGATATTTATCTTAAAGGTGATAAACAGAATGTGAAGAGCTGGAATGTTGAGGGAGCCCGTCAGGTTTCTTATTTTGGCGGTGGTGTTGGTGGAACTGTTATCGGTTTTGGTGCGTCCATGCTCGCTATGACGGACGACTTGTACAAGAGCTTGGAAGATGCCTTATCCGATAACAATAATGAAAAAGTATGGTCATGGAAACAAGGTACGCATGATTCTCGTATAGAGGGTAACTGTTGTCTTATTGACATTGGTACACGCTGGTCTGCTAATGATGTACTTGGGCGTTTGGAAGAAGCTGGGAAATATAATGAAATCATCCGTATTGCTGCTCTTGATGAAAACGAACGGTCCTTCTGTGAAGATGTACACACGACTGAATATTACCTTGAATTGCGCTCAGAGACAGACGAAAGTATTTGGATGGCCGAGTATATGCAGGAGCCATTCGAAGCAAAAGGTTTACTATTTCCGAAGTCTTCCCTTATGCGCTTTAAACTCGCCGATATTGCAGGTAAAAGACCTGATGGCACTATTGGCGCTTGTGATACTGCGGATAAAGGTGATGATGATTTCTGTGCACCATTCGCAAAGGTATTCGGACCGAAATACTTTATCACAGATGTATTATTTACCAAAGACCCGGTTGAGGTTACGGAGCCACGCTTGGCACAAATGGTAATAGATACCGAATGCGACCAGTTACGTATCGAGTCAAACAATGGTGGGCGTATATTCGCTATCAATGTGCGTAAACTTGTTACCATGAAAAGAAAGTCCTGTCTTATCCAAGCGCGTCCTACTACTCAGCATAAAGAAACTCGTATTCTGATGAAAGCCGGCTGGATAAAAAAGCATTGCGCATTTCTTGATGAAACAGAATACACTAAAGGCTCTGACTACGGACGCTTTATGAAAGCTCTTACAAATTATAAGCGTGAGGGGGATAATGCTCATGATGATGCACCGGACGGATGCACCATTCTTGCAGAGTTTGCCGAGTCAATCGGACTGAATTTCAAAAAAACAACGCGCAAAGTAGGACGCGGATAAAATTACTACATAAAGAATGTTGTGATTATATCCCAAATAAACCATAATAATAGATTTTCTCTACTTTGTTCTTGATATAAGAACCATTTGATTGTATTGGTTATTCTTTTAAGTCTTTTCATATTCTTCTTTTTTGAAGAATAGAGTTTTTGTATGTATGGTAGGGAATTTATAGTTGTGAAATGCAATAGGAAGATATATTTTAAGAGAAAAATATATGCCAGGAATATCCGAAATATTGAGTAATGATGACTTTTCTCGAATAGTCAGTGATTTATGTGTAGATACCATAGAAGATAGAGACCCAAAAGAATATTTGGAGGAATATAACGGAGAACGCCGCCGTCGTAAAACTTCAGTAGGTTTCCGCGAACCTAAAAAAGTTGCTGTATATTCAGATACAGAGTTTGAAACAGACCCAAATACTGGCGAAGAAAAACCAAAACGTTTGGAAGATAAGACTGTGCCGGTTGCTAAGATTGTAACTAATATCCCAAAGAAGATAGTACGTACAGCAGCAGCTTTTTTGTTCGGTGGGGATATGATTGTATCGGCAGATAATATGGATGATGATAGCTTGCAAGACTTCAAGCAGGTATTTGTCCGTAAGCTTAAGATGAAATCAGTCTTTATGAGATTTGCTCGTATTGTACTATCTGAAACCAAAGGGGCGATTGTCTTTTATCCTGTAACGAAAAGCAATATTAAGGGAACGGATAAGGATGGAAATCCTATCTTAAAAAAAGAAGTCGTATTAAAAGCCAAAATATTATCAACACCAAAGGATGATAATGTAACCAATGAATTTTACCCGCATTTTGACGATGATGATGATATGGATGGCTTCATTCATAAATACACAGCTATGGTTAATGGCAGAAGTTGTGAATGCGTGAAGATTTATACCGCTAATGAGATTATAACCGGAATCAATGATGGGCAGTGGGTTATAACAAAGGATAAGAATCTATTCGGGAAAATTCCAGTTGTCTATGCAGAAGTAGACCAACCGGACTGGGAAGATATAGCAGTTCTTATGGATGCGTATGAAATGCGCCTTTCTCGAATGTCAGATACTAATGACTATTTTGGAGACCCTATGCTAAAGACTTACGGCCAGACCAATTTACCTTCAAAGGAAACGGTGGGAAAGGAGTTGAATTTCTCCATGGAAGTGGACCCGGATACTGGAACTGCTTATCATGGTGATGCAGAATATTTATCCTGGCAGCAGTCTATTGATTCTCAGAAAGAGGAAATCGCAAACGAAAGGCATGAGATATTTTCCGGTGCTTCTTGCCCTGACCTCTCCTTTGACAACCTTATTGGTATAGGTGATTTATCCGGAGTGGCTCGTGAGTTTATGACTATTGACGCAAAGATAAAAGCTACGGAACAGATGGAAATATTCGGTCCGGTGGTACAGCGTTGTGTGGCAATCGTGCAGGCTGGTATGGCTCGTATTTCCCATATCAAAAACGCTGGCGTAATAGAGGGAAATTATTTCGAGGTGAAGTTCGGTTCAATCTTGCCCAAGAACCTTACGGAAATTTTGCAGAACTTGGCTATTGCAAACGGTAATAAGCCTATCAATTCGCAAGAGACCATTACTGCAGAATCTCCTTATACAAAGAATGCCAAACAAGAGATTGCAACCATGAAGAAAGAAGAAAAAGAAATGGCACAAAACAGCAATCCTTTTGGTGCTACATTTCCTGCTAATCCAGATGAATGATGAAACGTAAAGGGCTTTCCTTTTATGATAGTCAGCATTTGCAAAAAATGTTGGTGCAGCAAAATGATATAACAACTATCTTTAATCGTTTTATTGCTGCTATTTCCCCTTATCTTCAACAATGGGCAGATAAAGGGAAAGATAGTGTATGGGTAAGAAACCAGTCAATAGAAAAACGTATTGATAGGGAGTTGGTAAAGTTACAATCTGACCTACTTGCCAATATTACTCAATTCCAAATGGACGCATGGAAACGTTCTGAACTAAAGAATGATGATTTTATTTCAAGGTATATTGAGGGATTGGCTATCAGTACAGCTATAAAAGAAGGGCTGTTTGCTCATAATGCCAAAGCTATGTTGCAGCTAAAAAAAGGTATGGATATTAGGGGAAATGCCTTATCTGACCGTGTGTGGAATATTGCGGAGCTGGCAAAAGAGCAACTGGAGTATTATCTTGCATCCGGAGTATCGGTAGGTCGTAATGCTGGGCAGATAGGCCGGGATGTGCGCCAACTTCTTAAAGAGCCGGACAAACGTTTTAGGCGTGTGCGTGATGCAAATGGGAAACTGATTTTATCTCAGCCTATGAAGAATTATCATCCGGGCCAAGGTGTGTACCGTAGTGCAAGCATGAACGCATTGCGATTATCCTCTACGACAACCAATATGGCCTATCGTGCAGCAGATTATGAACGATGGAATGGTCAGGACTTTGTTTTGGGCATAGAGATAAGACGGTCTGATAGTAATCGAGGACCGTGTGCACTTTGTGATTCGATGGTTGGCAAATATCCGAAAACATTTAAATTCACAGGGTTTCATCCATTTTGCATTTGTTATGCGACTCCAATAGTTATGGAACCGGAAGATTTGGCCGAGTATTTGGTAAATGATACGATACCAGAAGAACTTGTTGTGAAAGATATACCTCAATCGGCTAAAGCTTGGGTAAACAAGAACCTTGAAAGGGCTAAAGGATGGAGCAATGAACCCTATTTTATTCGTGATAACCGGCAGTTCTTTGGAGAGTTGAAAACCAATATTTATACATTGGAAGAAAAGAAGTTTACCCGCACAAGAAGCACATCTGTATCGATGCAGCGTGCTACTGATTTTCTTTCAAAGGAATATCCGAATATTTCTAATACAAGGTTGGCCGCTATACATCATTATACTAAAGCCGGAGGCAACTATCGACAATTAAATAAGCAGTTGTATAATGAGAACCTTAGCGAGTTTAATAAAGCAGCCGTAACACTAATTCGTGAAGGGTTGAATTTGTTGCCAACATTTAAAGGCATTATGTATCGTGGTACTATAATAAAACGAAAGGAGTACGAAGCTTTGTATAAGGATAAAAAAGAGGTTACCCACAAGATATTTACATCATGTAGCAAATCTCCGGAAATAGCTGATATGTTTGCGAGTTATCGCCCTTTGAAAAGAAATGAAGTGAGCATAGTTTTTAGGATTCAGCACGGCTCTTTCATTTAAGCTTAGATAAAGGCACATAATTCCCCCACCCACTTCTTATGGGAAGTAGGGATTTTGTTATGATTGATACCCAAAACGTTACGAATCCTCTGAAATTACAAATTATCTCATTTTTGATCCAGCATATGTATCATTGCGGTAAAGTCCAAAGAAAGTTCTCTAATAAGTTCGGCCGTTCCCTTAGCCTTGTCGGAGAGCTTTTTCCTTTTACCTTTCCATATAGAAAGTATTGCCAGTACTATCCTCTGTATCGTGTCAAGGTTTCTGGCGGACCTTGCACTATTCCGCCTGATGAAGTCCTGCCTCAGGTTGCGGTCAAGGTCCCAGTGCATGCTTTCTATTGCCCAATGCATTCTGGCTATTGTACTCAGCCGCCTGGCACTTCCGTGAAAACTGGAGACATAGAACCTCCTCTCGGAAGATTTCTGACCATCAGATTTTCTCTCCGTTGCAGTCCGTATTTCGACAACCGTCAGATTTCCATTCCACTTTTTCCTGTCCGTAATCAGGTCATTTCCACGAAAGATACGGCATACTCTGGTCTCTATTCTGCCATGTTCAAGAAAAGGGCCTTCCGAATATACATCCACAGGCTCTGCAAGTTCGACATTGTCCTCAACCCCATATCGCAGAGTTCTCTGGTTTGCCTTCAGCTCGATAAGGAAATCACCGCCTTTTTCCCGGATTTTATCTATGATGGCTTTCTGGAAGGACATGGCGTCTGCCGTAACTATGCATCCTGACACATCCACCTTGTCCAACAGTTTGGGTACGGAAGTTATCTCGTTGCTTTTTTCTTCACACATGTCCGTGGCAAGGGTGAAACCTCCTTCAAGGGAATAGGCGGATACGATGTCGGGGGTGCGTCCGTTTTCAAGTACCGTCCCTCTCATTGCCTTGCCGTCAATACAGAGGATGTCTCCGGCACAACCGACAAGCTCATCATGGAAGGTGGAGGTAAATTCAGACATCCGCTCAGACATGGCTTCATCATCAATATGTTTGAATATACGGCAGAGCGTAGGTTCAGAAGGCACACCGTCCAACAAAATTCCTAAAGAGCGGAAGCGTTTCAGATTACGCTCGCCGAATCTGATTATATCCGGTCTTGTCATACACTTGCCCAGCCGTCCGAGTATTACAAGGAGAAGAATATCTTCCAGCTTGTATTTGTAGTTTCCCTTGTCTGTCCTGCGGTAATCCGGCACTGATTTCACAAATTCTTTCAGATGTTTCATTATGCTGCCACGACGGCAGAATGCATGTTTCTTTTTTATATA